TTCTGTATTTGCTTTTGAACAGTAGATACATCTGATAGTCCTGATTTTTGGCCTAAAATTTCTTTAGCAATTTCTTTATTAACTTTAAGTAAATTCTGGTCAAATGTGGATCTTTTTGTAGAAATACCCTGAATTTCTTTAATAGAATCTACTAAGCTTGAAGATAAACCAAGAAGATCCGCATCAAGTTCCCTTTGCTTTTGCTTTGCAGCATTTATAGCTTCTTGAGTTTTGAGTTGTTCTTTAGTTCTATTTAATTCCTGTTCGGATGACATAAGGATATTTTATTATAAATATTAGAAAGAGCAGCTATTTATAGCTACTCTTCCCTTTATAATCTTTAGATACATTCTTAAACTGTTGTACATTTACTTTACCATCAGCTCCTATTAATGAAGTATTATCTGAGCTTTGTTGGTTTTTATAGGCTGCTTCTTCTTCGTCATAGAATTTTTGTATTTCACTATAAGTAAATTTACGAAGCCATAAGGGCATATTATATACAGTATTGTAGTCATATCCACCTTTACCATGAAAGAGTATTTGGTGTATTTGTGTGAATACTCTTATCCTTATTTCAGGGGCTATTTTAGGCGTCAGGCCAAAAAAAGTTAAGCCCAATGGGCACCCTTACCTCCTCTCCTGAATCTAGAATTACATTAAGATCTACATCTGGTTGTGTGTCTCTAATATGTTCTCTTAATGCCCTAGAATCCCGAGCTAATAGATAACCATCAACAAATTCTCTTATTGATTTTTTTTCTGTATCACCATCTATTGAGGTAATGACATATTTTAATCTTGTAGAAAGTTCAGGTGATGAGTTTTTGTTAATCTTTTTTAAACCAGCTAACTCTCTTTCAATAGTTTTTTCATCTTTACCGGTTAAAAGTTTATAAGTAATAACAGTGCTACTACTAGGTAAAGTAAAAGGAAATTCATTTACTCCTTTTGAAATAGAACTCTCATCAAATTCTAAATTTTCTAATTCTGTTAAATTAATACTTTCAACGTTCCCATTAATGGTAACATCATAAGTACCCCCATACCCTAAAATACGAGTTGCTATTAAAAGTGCATTTTTGTCACCTATAATAAGATCATCAATGTTAATTTTAGAAATAATTACTGATTCTAATAGTTTATCTAACACTGTGCCTTTTTGAATATAAGCTTGATTGGTTAAAATATCCTCTTCTTTAGCAGTCATGTACTTAATTTCTACTTTACCACTAGATAAAGGGTTATCTTCAGGATATATTAATCCTTTAGAGGGTAATTCGATTTCTTCGGTTGGGAATTTAAATTCACTCATATAATCTTTATTTAATTAAAACGTTTTGTTTATCGATACATATGTAATATAAAAAAAAGCTTGACCGAAGCCAAGCTATTTTTCAAAATAAGGGGTAAGTTAAGTTCTTAAAAGTTTAACACACAGTAATCTGGTTGAACTGTCATTGTTAGTTCTTGAGCTGCGTTTTCAGTATCCCAATTAAAATCTCCAAATGAAGCTTCTGTAATCATTGCTCCTTTGATGATCCATTCTGATACGATATCACCTACAGGTCCTAGTACATTTACAGTTAAGTCTTTCTTATAGAAATCACTATAACCATCTCTACCAGTTACTGATTCGTGGTGTAAACGTACCCATTCCATTACTGCTTGAGCACCAGAAGGTGTAATTGGATCAAATAATGTAAATTCGATTGTGTTCCAAGTTGTTTTACCTTTCACAAATCTTTGTACATTGATATGATTTAAAGGTACTGAACCTTGGCTTACAGATACGGCTCCTACACCTTTCATGATGTAAGATGGGAATCCATCAACGTAAAGAATAAATCTATTCTTTTGTTTTGGCTCAAATGCCGTGTAAAATATTTCGTTAGGATCTAATACTGCCATTTTATGTTTTTATTTTATTATAAATATTCTATTCTTTTCTTTTTATTCAGGAAATACTGCTCCTGTTGGTAATACATTGAAATCTAGCATAATAAATTCTGCTGTTCTAGTTGGTTGTATATAAACTTGACCTACTAATTGATTTCTATCAATTACATCTGGAGTGTTATTAGTATCATCCATTACTACTTTAAACGCATACAATCCTTGTCTTTGTTGTACTGATTCTAAGTATGGATTAACTTGACCTAAAAATATATTTCTCGTAGCTATCGTGTTTTGTTCAAATACTAAATTATCAGCTATCTGAGATATGTAACTTTTAAGTTGAATTAATAATCTACGTACATTTACACGATCTAACGCGCTTGCTCGTTTCTGTAGCGTTTTTTGTCCGAATACTACTACTCCATTTCCTGGGAATGTAGCAATTGGATTAATATTCGCTTCATATAATGAATCTCTGTTTGTAGTTGTTAATTTTCTTTCTGCTTTAGTTACATTTCCTAAAGCACCTCTTGTTAATCCTGCTGGTGCAAACCATGCATCACTTGAAGCATCTGTAAAAGCGTATACACCTGGAATCATTGCTGAAGCTGGTACAAAAACAGATTGTGCTGTATTTGGGTCAATGGTTTGTAACCAAGGCCAATATGTTGCAGCATATGAACTATCAAAGGCAGATGCGTTACTAATAATAGTATTAATTTGAGTTCCATACCCATCTAAATCTATTACTGCTATACAATCTTGACGTGTTTCTGCAGTAGTAACTAACAAACGAGTTGCTGTTGCATGTTCTGAATTATTTAATCCTGGGGCTGTTAATAAATTAAATCTATAATCATCTTTATTACCTAGAAGTTTTATAGATGATGTATAATCTAATTCACCTAAACCTTGGATATTGCTGTCTATTTGATCATAGAATTTAGCATCGGCTCCAAATAATTCTCCTTGTGCTCCATTAAATGAACCTGAAGATTTTAATGGAAGACTTGATGTATATTGAGATTTTGCATTTCCTGCATTATCAAAATAGTCTGGAGTTTTATATTCTACAGAAGATACTCTTACATATTTACTTTTATTTAAATATTCTCCTTGTGACTGTACATAGCTATCAACACCATCTGTTTCTACAGAATAACTAGTATTACCAATTACTTTTTCTATATAATTTGGTGATTTTGGATCTAATGTTAAGTTGGTCCAACTTTCAAGTATTGATTTATTAGTATGTGTATCATTACCTCTACGAAGTAATAAACTAAATGTTCCAGCATCAGCATTTCTACCTACTACTTCCCATCTAATGTTATCTTGGCTTCCTAATAATAAGGCACCATTTCCTACTTCAGATCCTGCGTTATTCATTATAACACCTTCAGATAGAGAAGTTAATGTAAATGGAATACCATTAATTACATCATTAGCTCCTAAACCATTAAATATTAAATCTGCGGCAGTATTTCCAATAGAATCTTTACCTACAGATAATACTTCACCAACTACAAAATTATCACCACCATTTACTACAGTTGCTGATGTTACTTCAACAGATAGATCACTTTCTTGGATTCCACATTTGAAGTTAGTTGCTGCTCCTAATGAAGTTCCAAGAATTGTTATTGTATTTCCGGCAGCATATCCACTACCCTCACCTGTGATAGTAATTCCATCTACTGTTCCATTAGTAATACTAACAAAAGCTATACCATTAACTCCATTTCCATTTGTTGTAAAAGAAATAGGACCTAAGGCTGGGTTTGAACCTCCACCAAGACAATCGGTTGGGTTTTCTATAACGTCATCAAATAGAGCATTTACTGATCCCGTTAATTTACCATTTGCTGTACTAGCTACAATTTCTAAAGAAGCTCCAGTTCCTGATAAAGATGCTGTTGCATCTACAGTATATGTTCCTGCTACTCCATTATTACCACCACTAGCTACTACTAAGTTAGCTTCTGTGTCAATAACACCACTTTCGGAATCATTGTAAAGTTTATAAGAAGAAGCTCCGGTAAATGATCCAGATACTACTCTAGTTACTAATAAAGAATCTCCACCTTGTGAAAAATAATTATTAGCTGAAATTGAACTCAAATAAGTATATTCTGATGATCCGCTAGTTATAGCACCACCATATATTGCTTGATATTCACTAAAAGAAGTTACTAAAGTAGGAATGCCTACTGGACCTTTAGCAGCGGGTCCAACGATAGCAGCTCCTGCTTGTACGGGTTGTCCTTGAATAAAAGATTGGTCGTTTTCTCGAGCCAACACACCAGGTGAAATTAATGTTTCTGCCATTTTATAATGTTTATTTATTATATTTATTTATAAATATTAAAGAGTTCCTCAAAAAACTAGGAACTAGATGGGGGTGTTTGATTTTCTTCAT